TAGATAATTGATAACTTGAGAATAAATTGGATCGCCGTTATAATCTAAAACTTCAAAATTTAAAACTCCGCCAACTTTTAAATTAGTAGGATTTCCTCGAAGTTTAAATAAATTTTTACCAGCAGTAAGTCGTAATGGAAATTCAGATATCTGAAAATAATCAGGTGATGTAGTTGATGTATCTTGAAAATAAACATCAATGAATTCTAAACCTTTATATACAGCTTCTTTGCGTTTCATAAACGTGACATTTCTTTTATATAAATATTACGTATGATTTATCTGGCTGAATCCGTTTGTTTTATTTACTTCAATTAAATTATCAACCATATCTCGCATAGAATCAACGTGTGAAATAATGATTGAAAAATCAAACTTAGTTCTAAAATAATCAAATAAATTTACTACAGAAGAAATATGTTCTGAATCCAATGACCCCCAACCTTCATCGATTGCGATAAAATTAGGACGTGGTAATGCAGATACATTGATAAGTGCGATTCTAATAGCTAATGATGAAATAAAACGTTCCATGCCAGATGTTAATTCCAATGGCCAATAATTATCTTCATTATAAATAATATATCCGTTGATATTTTTACCATCAGTATTTAGAACCATATTAAATTCAACAATTTGATTAAGTACATTGTTTATTTCAGATTCAATTTTAGGAAGAGCTTTTGCAACTAATTCATATGGAATACCATTGCGTTGAACTGCTGCTAAATAATATTCATATGCTTTATATTCTATTTCTAGTTGTTGATATGCTTCTAAATTTTTAAGTGCAGTGCTTCGATTTGTTTTTGCAACTTCAATTGCACCAAAGAGTGATTTAATTTGCAATTGGATTTCTTTTATTTCTTCAGTATAAAATTCAATATCATCTTTACATATAGCAATCTTTGCATCAATTTTGCGATTATGTTTAATTGCAGTTTCATTTTTTGTAAATGATTCTTGTCGTTCTAAACATGTTTCTAATTCAGATTCGCGTGTTTGTAATTCTGATTCTAATAATTGAAGTTGAAGTTCTTTACGTTCGATATTAGTTGTAGTTGTACGAATAACTTGCGAATGATGAGTTAATTCATCATATTGTACTTGATAAATAGATACTGCTTCAATATCTGTTTCTAAATTATCAAAACGATGTTCTAATTCTGTTAATATTGCTCGATCTTGATCAATCGTATCTTGGGCTTCGATTGCATCTTGTACAAAAATGTTAGATGTACAGTATTTGCAGTTTGGATCATATTCGTGAGCATCGAGATGTTCAATTTTTTGTTGCTTTGCATCAATTACTCCTTGTTGCTCTTTTAGTTGTAAACTAAGAGTTTTATGTTTTTCTAATAGTTTTTTATGTATTTCAATATTTTCTTGAATTTCTTGTGGGTTGTAACGAGATTGTATGATAGATTTTTGTTCTGCATTTTGTTGTTTTAATTCAAAAATTCTTTGTTCCGCAACTTCAATATCAGATTGTAATGTTTCAATTTTATTAGTTAAATCTGTTTCTTGTGCAGTTAAAATATCAATGTCTGGTCCTTCATATGTTGTAGGCAATTTAGATTCAATAAGATTAACAATATGATTTTGAACATCATTTCTAGCTTCTTGGGCTTTATCTTCTTGCGCTTCTAAAGAATGAATGGTATCTTGATTGGCTGAAATAATTTCATCTGCCTGTAACATGATTTCAGCAAAATCTGTTTTCTTGTATTCTTTTAAACGCCCAGCTGTTTCTTTGATTTCATCTGCAGCAAGTTGATAAAGTTGTTCAAATACTGTAATGTCTAAAAATTGTGATAAAAGCTCTTTACGTTCTTTTTGAGACTTTTCAATGAAGTTATTGTTATCAGCTTGTAAAGAAAATGCCGTTAAAATAAAATCATCATATGTGCCTAAGAAGCGACGAATATTTTTATTTGTTTCACTACGCTCTTCGCCATTTAAATTTTCAGATTCAGTATAAAAATCTACATCTACTTTAACGTGAGTTTCTTTCTTTTTATTTTGTGTGCCTCTTCGTTCAATAGTATATATAGTACCATTCATTTCAAAACGAAATACACCTCGGAACCAATCCTTTTTATTATTTAATACTTCGTTTGCTTTACCTGTTTTACTACATTTATCGAATATAGTATATGTAATTGCATCAAGTAAAGAAGATTTGCCAGATGTATTTGCAGCAAATAAACCACATACATCTTGTAGATTTTCAAAATTTAAAACGTTACCTTCGCCATAACTAAACATGTTATCGAATTCAAAAGATATCGGATGCCATGTTGTGTGACGGACTGACTCAACTGCTGGTAATTTAGAATTAATTGTGCGATTAATATGTCTAATTGCATCTTGTTCTTGTACGGTTGCTTGTGGAAAGTTGTTGTCAATATATTCCGTTAATAATACGTTTTGATATTCAACATCTCGAACATTACCTATAGCAATACTAGATGATGCTGCAGTATCTGTTGAGCCAATCGTTCGTTGAATTGTAATATCTTCTACTGCATACTTCTTGCGAATTGATGCAATAAGTTTTTTCATATCTGCTGCACTAGTGCCGTTGAATTTAATTCGAATTCTAGGACGTTTTGGCATTTTTGCAGGAGCATTAATAATCGTAGCTCCTTGCGTTTCAATTGTTACATATCCATATTCATTTTCAATTTCATGAAAGTCCGCAGTTCTTCGATCTAAGTCCCAAACTAGTACACCATGAATAAGAGCTTCGCCATGATTTTGTTGAATTAATGAGCCTGGATATGCAATAGTTTTTGCATCATCTAAGAATTGTGCCGGCTTATGAATATCCCCTAACAATGTAATATCATGCCCAGCAAATAAATCAACGCCTACATGTTCATTTGAAATTTGATAACCAATATCCGTTTTAGCAGTATTAACGGCACCATGATGTAATGCAATTTTATATGCAGCATCAAATTGATCAGCACGAATATATTCTGCAGGTGTTTTATCAACGGCCATATGATTCCACGTAACGCCGCCTAATTCAAACAAACCATTGTCTTTGATAAAATGAATGTTAGGATTCTTAATTACATCTAATACCGGACTTATTGCATCAACACGATGCATATTGTTTAGGTTCATATCATGATTACCTAAAATAACAATGGTAGGAATCGTAAATCCATTAAAAAAATCAACTAGCATTTGAACTAGTTCCGGCGACATATCTAATTTGCTATGTACAATATCTCCAGTAACTACTGCAATACTATTTCCGGTAGAATGAGTTGCAATAAAATCAAACATACGTTGAAATACCTGACGATATTCTCGATGTCGTTTTAATGTACGAATATGTACGTCTGAAATATGAAAGATCTTATCTATCTTTTCAACGTGTGTATCTATTTTTCTTATGTCCATAACATGCCCATTTTGAGATGCATAATACCCTCAAATGTTAATATATCAGTTTCATTTAATATTTTTCGTATACGTTCAAATCCTAATTCAGATGCATCGGCATCTTGCAATTCAACAAAGTATACGTTAAGTCCTTCTGCCATAAATCGTTCTGCAATTTGAATGGCATTCTTTAAAGCATCTGCATCAAGACAAATATAAATGTCTCGTACTCGTTTTTCAATAATTTTCTTTTGTAGTGCAGGTTGAATTATTTTACCAAATAATGGAATTGCATTGCGTTTTATTGCAATTGCATCAAATGCTCCTTCGCAAAGTATGATTGGCTCATTCCAATTTACGGTTAAATCAAAACCAATAATATCTTTAGAAATTTTAGGATTCTTATGTTTCTGTTTATCTGCTTTATAAAAAGCTCTACTAACAAAATAATTTAATTGTCCGGCATCATCATAACTAGGAATAATAATTTTACCAGAATATTCACCAGCTTCACAATAACCAATTCGATATTTTAAAATATCAAACATGGTAACTCCGCGATTTTTAAGATATGCAATTGCATTGCGATAATCAGGAGTCTTTTTTGTTTTCCATAATGGAATATAATCTTGCGGTAATTGTATGCTAGCATTTTCTCGTTTAGTTTCTGTTTGAGTTTTATAACGAGATGATTGAATGATTTTTGCAAGTTGTTCATGATACTGCTTAGGCAGATTCATTTGTTTAAACAAACTAGAAATAGAACGACCTTTTTTGTCTGATATCCAACAATGCCATGCATTTTCACCATCATGAGTGGTATTGATATCAATTTCTAACTTCGGCTTGTAATGTGAAGTAAAAGGGGAGAAGAACGCAATATTATTACCAGATGTAGATTTACCTTTACCTAATACTGATTCAAGTAATTGCAATAACTTAAGATTCTTCATTATTTAAATAATAATAAAATTCTGTAAGGAATCCAATTAATTATTAATATTATAATATATTATTAGTTAAGCACATACATTTCATTCCTGGCTTAACGATTGAATCAATAAATTCTTCAATCTATTAATTAAATAAATTTCATTAATTACATGAACAATATATTAAAAATATTTCGTAAATCAAAAGAATTTCTTAACTATTTTTGGTTCTTCGCCTTTTTTTAAACATTCTTCAAGCCATTCTGCAGGAATATCCCGTTTAGCAACATGTTTTATTCCTAGTTTAAGAGCATATGCTTCGTATGTAGTGGGCGAACCTTTTGAAATTTTTTGTCCTGGATTTTGAAATACCATTCGAATATCAATACCTGGATTCGATGTTAATACATGTTTCATTTTTGTACGATCGGCAGTAGTCCATCGTCCTTTTGTTTCAACATACATTGTTTCTCCATTACGTTTCGTAAATACGAAATCGGGTGTGTATTTTGCTTTGCGTTCTGGTACTACATATTTTAATGTCTCTGTCTCATAATTCAAAGGATAATCTGTTTGATTTATTTGCATAGAAACTGACAATTCTAATCCAGATTTATAACCATGTTTTAAAGCATTTGCTCGTTTAGAATTTCCTGAGCTATGGAAATGATTTTTTTTCATATAATTTATTTTGTAAAACGAAATGCTTTCATCCAATACGTCGTACCAGTTGACGTTTTTACTTGATACCATTGTTTATCAGATGATGATTTTATATATCTTAATTGTTCAGTTTTATTAGTTTTCCAATCAGAAGAAATAGTCCATACCTGAAGCTTATCGTCTTTTTTTATTTGTTTATAAGTGCCAGCATTCTCTAATTTATATATTGGTATTTGTGTTCCTGCAGGATCTTTAAATTTTAATAGATCACCAGCTTTATATTCTTTAGATTCTGGTTTCGGCGGGGCAGGTGTTGGTTTTGGAGTTTGATCTCCTTGAGTTTGCGTATTGCTTGTACTCAATCCAAATTTAGTTTCAACATTTTTAATACCAGCTTTGTTTAATGCACGCAATCCTTTACCTGGACCTATTTTCTCGCGGTCGATGTAATAAAACAATTCTTTATAAAATTCATTATGTTCAAATTCTCGTTTACCAAAAAAGTACCATTTATTATCAACTTTAAAATAAACATAATCATCAGTAGGCGACATTGTATAAACGATATATTCTTTACCAAGCCTGCCACTAAAGTTGTCATCATTAGTTTTATATGTAAACGGATACCCATCTGCAGGCGTTTTTGGTTTATTATCTGCAGAATTATTTGTTTGAGTTTGCGTTGTCATCTGAGTAAGTGATGGTTCTATAATAGTTGGCTCAGGTTTATTAATTAATGTAGTCACATCTGTAGGTATATTCTCAAATTTATCTCGAGATATTATCGGATAATCAGATCCAGAATATTGTTTGTTTAATTCATTTATGATATCAATATTAGTTTCGCGATTATTAAATAAATCTCCAGAATCTAATCTTTTATATTCTTTTTCAAATAATGATTTTTTGCAAGAAAACCAACTATTGCCAGATTTAATATAAACAAGATTATTTTGCGTAGTTGTAAATACGCGCCATGTAATAGTTAATGGCCCATATTCTTGCGCAAGATTATCTTTATATTGCACTTTCCAATCAAATGGATACATACTTTTTTTATCATCATCTTTATCGGTTGATATTGTTTTAAACAATGATGAAATATTAGAAGAAATATT